AGGACATGCGCAGCAACTTTGCCTGCAGCAACGGCTGGAACAGTAGTAGTTTATTGTCAAGCAGTTGACACAACTGGTGGAACAGCAACTTTATCTTTTGATTGCGCTGGTTCAGATGCATATGCAACTGGTTCAGTAATTGAATCAAGAGGTTCAGATGAAGCAACTTTTGACACTTCAGCAGCGGGTGAAACTTTATTAACTTTCACACCTGCTAACGCAACAACTAATTTGTTGACGATTGGTGGACAGATTGCTTTCATTTGTTATGAAGACGGTACATGGCACATTGCATCATCATTAGCTAGAGAAACAACTCAAGTTAAAGGTGCATTTGTTTTTGCATCGTAATACTTAATTATGTGGGAGGGAAACTTTGAGACTTTTTGATCTCAATACTCTCCCACACCAAAGATAAGGAGAAAAAACTATGTATATGGGTGATGTAAAATCCAAAACGTTTATAGACACAAACGCTTCGTCTGCAACTTTTGTGGCAGCGGCTGCTCAACCAACGAGCACGTTTACTTTGGCTAAAACTTCTTTTGGAACAAATACTGCAAGGAAAATTACGGCTACAACTGCTGGAACAAGTGATAACGGTAAAACAATCACGATCGTTGGAACAGACCAAAACGGTGATGCTTTAACTGAAGTTATAACTTTAACTGGAAGTGCAGAAACTTCTTCTGGAACTACAGGAGCTTTTTTAACGATAACTTCTGCTACGGTCAGCGCACAACCTTCTGATAACGTATCTTTAGGAATGACTGCTGATGTTTTTGGATCTATTTTTCAAGGTAGAACTAGAGTTAGACAGGTGAATGCAGAGTCAGGTGGAGCAGTTGGAAGTGTTTTATTTAGAGATGGAAGTATAACAGGAACAACTTTATTAACAGTTAGAACAGGTGGAACTGCAGGAGACATTAACACAGTTAACATTCCACAAGACGGAATCTTATACAAAGATGGTGCTTTTGTAACTTTTTCTGAAGTAAGTTGTAATTCAGCAACTGTCTACTTTGACGGATAAGGAGGATAAGTGGCAAACACTACTTCCGGAACAACAGTATTTGATAAGAATTTTTCTATAGATGAAATCATAGAAGAGTCTTATGAAAGAATAGGTCTTCAAAGTGTATCTGGTAATCAGATGCGCCAGGCAAGAAGATCTCTTAATATATTATTTCAGGAATGGGGTAATAGAGGTCTACACTATTGGCAAATTGGAAACAACTCAATTACATTAGTAAGTGGTCAAGCAGTTTATACAATGTTTAGATCAACAGGTGATGGCACGTCTGATACCACAGCTATTTATGGTGTGGATGATATTTTAGAGGCTGTTTACAGAAATTCCTCAAGTGTTGATTCACCGCTTACAAAAATAAATAGATCTACATATCAAGCTCTTTCTAATAAGACATCGACAGGTCAACCATCACAATACTACGTTCAAAGATTTATTGATAAAGTTACAATTACTTTATACTTAACACCAGGCTCATCAGAGGCTGGTAATACAATTAATTATTATTTTGTAAAAAGAATACAAGATGTTGGTGATTATACTAACGCAACAGACGTGCCATACAGATTTGTGCCTTGCATGGTGTCTGGATTATCTTTTTATTTATCACAAAAATTTAAACCTGAATTATCCCAACAAATGAAACTATACTATGAAGATGAATTACAAAGAGCATTAGCTGAAGATGGTTCTTCTTCAAGTTCATATATAACCCCGAAAACTTATTATCCAAATGTCTAATTTTGCAAAAGGTAAATTCGCTAAATTTATATCTGATAGATCAGGGATGGAATTTCCATACAAAGAAATGGTAAAAGAATGGAATGGATCTAGAGTTCACGTATCAGAGTTTGAACCAAAACAACCACAATTAGAACCAAAACCACATGGTGCTGATCCACAAGGTTTACCCATGGCAAAACCTGATAGAACAGAACCAGCAACATCAAACATGTTACCAGGAGATCCTTTTAATATTACATCTGGAAGCACAACAATTACAGTCACAGAGCCAAGTCATGGCAGATCTAGCTCAGATACAGTCGTTTTTAGAAACGTTGATGGGTCACCTGGAGGAGTTGCTTTTACAGTATTTGAAAATTCTTCAGGATTTAGTATAACAGTAACAGGAACAAATAATTATACGTTTGCCATAGGCACAACTCCTACGGTAACGGAAAGAGCAGGAGGAATGTTTGTAACGGCAGGGCCGGTAACATTGACACCATAATGGCAGGAATTAGTTATACTACTTTAGTTACACAAATTAGAAACTACACAGAAGTAGATTCAAATGTTTTATCTACGGATCAATTAGAGAATATTATTTTAAATGCGCAGTATAGAATCATGCGTGATGTTCCTATTGATGCAGATAGAAAACAACAGACAGGTAATTTAGTTACAGGACAAGAAACAATTAATGCTCCAGGAGGAGCTTTATTTATTAGAGCAATACAAGTTTATGATTCGACTTCAGCTACTACTGGACCTAACGTTTTTTTACAGAAGAAAGATGTTACTTATTTACAAGAATACGTTTCATCTACAGCATCGTCAAAAAGAGGCCAACCTAAATATTACGCTATGTTTGGTGGAGCCACTGGAGATGGAGATACTAATTCTGGTAGAATGATGTTTGCACCCGTGCCAGACACAACATATAAATTTAGAGTGCATTATAATAAAATGCCAGCTACTTTAGCCTCTGACAATACGAGTAATTATATCAGTCTAAACTTCCCTAATGGCCTATTATATTGCTGTTTGGCAGAGACATACGCTTTTTTAAAAGGCCCAGCAGATATGTTGACATTATACGAACAAAAGTATAAACAAGAAGTAGATAAATTTGGTGTAGAACAAATCGGCAGAAGAAGACGAGATGATTACACTGATGGGGCTGTTAGAATAACAATACCATCAACAACACCTTAAGGAGTTTTATTATGGCAATAACATCAGCAGTATGCACAAGTTTTAAAGTAGAGCTTTTAAAAGGAGTTCATGACTTTACAGCAACTACAGGTAACACTTTTAAAATCGCTTTGTACACAAGTGATGCAACTTTAGGCGCTAGTACGACAGCGTACACAACTTCAAACGAAATCACTAACACTTCTGGGACAGCTTACACAGCAGCTGGCGCAACTTTAACGAGCGTAACTCCAGTGGCTTCAAGCACGACTGCGGTTTGTGATTTTGCAGATGTAAGTTATTCTAGCGCTACATTCACTGCAAATGGTGCATTAATTTATAATGACACGGCAACAGGAGATCCTGCTTGCGTAGCCATAGCATTCGGTGGAGACAAAACTGTAACTAGTGGTACGTTTACAATTCAATTTCCTACAGCAGACGCAACAAACGCTATCATAAGATTAGCATAGGAGGTCTCTTCTTATGGCTAACACTTGGAACCAGTCTGGAACAACCTGGAACACCGGTCGTTGGGGAACCACTGATCCTATCGTAACTGGGTGGGGTGCAAAATCTTGGAATGAACCTGGAACAACTTGGAATGATTTAAGTGATCAACAAGTTGATTTAACAGGACTAGGTGCAACCTTATCTCTTGGCTCAGTATCCATTTCTACAGAAATAAATACAGGTTGGGGACAAGACACTTGGGGCAATGAAACCTGGGGTGAATCAGGAATGTTAGTTGAACTAACTGCTCCTGATGCAATGCAGTCTAATGTATCTGCAAACGCTTGGAATGATGCTTCATGGGGACAAGGTCAAGGTTGGGGTATCTTCTCATTAGCAGTTGCAGATGTAATGGGACTTACTGGAGTTTCTTCAACTTCAGCGGTTGGTTCTCCTTCGCTCGTAATTGATGCTACTTTTGAATTAACTGGTCAATCCGCAACACTATCTGTTGGTTCAATATCTCCAGATGAACAAGCAGTTGGATTAGCTAGTCAAGTTATTACATCTAATGTAGGTGCATTAACTCCTGCTGATGTAATGGGAATAACAGGCGTTTCTGCTACTGCTTCAAGTGGTTCAGTAAATATTAACTCAAGCCCAATAATTGATGTATCAGGGCAAGCAATAACTTCTGCAGTTGGTGGATTATCACCAGCAGATGTTATGGGATTAACTGGAGTAGCAGCCACTTCTGCAGTTGGAACTTTAACACCAGCAGATGTAATGGGATTAACAGGCCAATCTGCAACAGTTTCGGTAGCTGCTTTTGGCACTGCTTCTGGCTTCGGAATTCAAGCTTATTCTGATGTTGACACGGGGTCAAATTCTTCGTATACAAATGTTGCAACTGGATCAAATACAAGTTATACTGACGCTGCATAATAGGAGATAAAATATGGCTTCAACATATACACCACTCGGAGTAGAACTTCAGGCAACTGGCGAAAACGCTGGAACGTGGGGAACTAAAACTAATACAAACTTACAAATTTTTGAACAAATTGTTGGTGGATTTACACAACAATCAATTGCGGGTAGCGCGCAAACTACAACGTTATCTGTCTCTGATGGATCAACTGGAGCGGTTCTATCTCATAGAATGATTGAGTTTACAGGGACTATTACAGGAAATCAAATTGTAACTATTCCTTTAGACGTACAAACTTTTTATTATTTAAGAAATTCAACATCAGGTTCATATACAGTACAATTTAAATACGTAACTGGTTCAGGTGATTCGTTTACTTTCGCAACAACAGACAAAGGTGACGCTGTTGTATTTGCAACTGCAAACGATGGAACTAATCCAGACATTCTCACTTTGCCAGCCGGTAACGTAACAACTGCTGGAACACAAACTTTAACAAACAAAACGTTAACGTCTCCTAAAATAGGAACTTCTATTTTAGACACTAACGGAAACGAAGTAGCTTTAATTACAGCTACAAGTTCAGCAGTTAATGAAGTTACTTTTGTAAATGCTGCTACAGGAAACAATCCATCAATTGATGCTTCAGGTGGTGATACAAACATAGGTCTAGCATTAAAAACAAAAGGTTCTGGAGTAATTCAAGCAGAAGACTCAGGTGGAAACGTAGCTGCAGTTAAGATTGCAGGTAAAGAAACTATTTGGGTACCAGCAGTTGCTATGTATCCAAACACAACAAATGGATGTGCAGACATAGCTCAAGTAGAATTATCAAACGGACCTGAAATTAAGACTTTAGATTTCGACAAAGACTCTGATGAGAATGCTCAATTTTCTGTGGCTTTTCCAAAATCTTGGAACGAAGGCACAGTAACTTTTCAAGCGTTCTTTACAGCAGATTCAACAAATACAGGAACTGTATCTTGGGATTTAGCAGGAGTTGCAGTATCTGATGATGATACTTGTAACGTAGCGTTTGGAACAGCAGTCGCACCAACGGCTAAAGCACATAGTGGTACAGCAAACGATTTAGACGTAACAGCAGAAAGTGGAGCAGTGACTATTGCAGGCACACCGGCAGCAGGAGATCAAGTATTCTTTCAAATCACAAGAGATGTTTCCGATGATAGTTTAACTGCAGATGCCAAATTATTAGGAATTAAATTATTCTTCACAACAGACGCTGCTAACGATCTATAAGGAGGATAAATGAGTTTTGGATATCAAGTACTAGGTTTTGGATCTGGGGGCGCTAAGAAAAAATATCAAGTTCAGTTCTTAGTTGTAGCTGGCGGTGGCGCTGGCGGAAGAGCAACGAACTATGGTGGAGGCGGCGGAGGAGCAGGCGGTTTTCGTACCATCTGTTCTAAAACATTTTGTGTTACAGAAGGAGACTCTATTCCAATCACGGTAGGCGGTGGTGGAGCACAACCAAATAACAATCCTATAGCTGACGCAAAAGGAAGTGACGCTGTTTTTTCAACAATTACATCCACAGGCGGAGGAGCAGGTGGAAATAAAAATAATCGACCGAATGGACCATGTCTTCCCGGTCAATCAACGGGTGGAGATGGAGGCTCTGGCGGAGGAACTGTCGGAGGACCTTCATCATCTGGCGGAGCAGGGAATACTCCACCAACATCACCTTCACAAGGTAATCCAGGTGGACGAGGACATATCACATCAGGAACAGTAAGCGCTGGAGGTGGTGGCGGACATAGCAGTGCAGGTTCAGCTGGAGCGTGCAAAAATGGAGGCAATGGAGGAGCTCATACAAATTCTAATATAACAGCATCAGACACAGAATATGCTGGCGGAGCTGGAGGTGCAGGAGGCTACGGCGATGCACCAGGCGGATCTACGGGAACGCCGGGTGGCGGAGGAGCTGGAAGTTCAGGATGTGCTGGAGCTGGAAACCCCGGAGGAAACGGAAGTGCAAACACAGGAGGCGGCGGAGGAGCTGCTTCACATTCTCCTGGAAACGCAAACAACCAACCTGCAAGACCAGGTGGAACTGGAGGATCAGGTATAGTAGTTATTAGAAGAGTGACTGCAGATTCTTGCGGATCTGGTGGTACAACAACAACATCTGGTTCTGACACAATTCATACTTTTACTGGGCCGGGGACATATACTGCATAGGAATTTATTATGGCACATTACGCAAAATTATCTGAAAATAATGAAGTTCTACAAGTTTTAACATTAGATGATGTTAATGAACAAAATGAGGCAGGAGAAACTGTTGAGTCTATTGGACAAGCTTATTTAGAAAAACACAACAATTGGCCAGCGCATCTTTGGAAAAAATGTTCTTACAATACAAAAACATCGCCTGAAGGAAGTTTTCACAAATTAGGAGGAACACCTTACAGAGGTGTTTATGCAAGTATCAACATGGTTTATGATTCAACTAGAAATGTATTTAGACACAAACAACCTTATTCTTCTTGGACTTTTAATGATACGTCTAATGAATGGGAGCCACCGGTAGAGTGCCCTGAAACTACTACGGAGATGCAAGGTTTTAATGACGTTGGAGAACCAGTTACAAAAACAGTTACAGATCTTTACGATTGGGATGAAGAAAATCAAACTTGGGTTAAGACAGATTCAGGATACTTATCTCTTTAATCTTTACTTCAGTCTCGTCCTATTATATAAGATAAAACATGAAAGCAGAGTTTTATAGACAGATATTAAGTGACAATGTAATTACACATGGCCTAGTTAAAATGCCAAAAGGTTTTGAAATAAACCGTAAAAGTATAAAAGAAAATATAGTTTATACTAATTTAATATCTAAAGAAAAAGCAAAGTTAAATGCTTATTATTTACCTTATCCTAGATATGCATCGGGTCATAATAGAGCCATAGATATGCTTAATAGATTTGTTATAGAACATTTAAATATGTATTTTAAAATAACTTTAAGACCAGTAGATGCATGGGGCAATGTTTATTTTCCAAACGATTATTACAATGAAATAAAACATATTGATCCATTAAATTTAAGAGAAACTCCAGACTTTGTTTTGTTATATGGAGTTGATATTAAAGTT